GTCGAAAACCTCTTTGGCAAGTCCATTTCTTCCGAAACGCACAGTCGCCCGCAATCTACGGGCCGATCCATCAAGGTTTACGTTCTCAACCACACCTATTTGCTGGCGTGGATCATGATCCAGGAGAAGCGGCATGCGGCCTGACTTAGCAAAGCTAAGGTCAATGCTGCGCTCATCGTGATCTAGTATTTCATTACCAAAGCTGCGCTCTACTGGCTCTTCGCTAGATACAGCAATGCGAACCGTGCGAGTATCTTCATCGACAACTTTACCGTCAAAAGCAATGCCACGAGTTTCCATGTTTTCACGGCTTAAGCGCTCATCTTTTTTCTTATATCCACGCTCGTCAGTTTTAGTAAGCGTTGAGAACCTGTGGCCAGCCATAATACCTGAGCCTTCATAACCCTCTTCGCCTTCGCGATATACTTCGATTAATGCAGCTGGATCTTCAGGATCACCATTTATAGTGAAATCAGTATCAGGGACATCAATTGAACCATCACGCTCAATTCTATCAATCTTACCATAAGCTTCTCCGCCTGAACTATTCCAACTGACAAAATCGCCTACACTTAGCTCATCTGGTTGGGCTCGAGCTTCATTTTTCATGATTTCTTCCTCTGCGTTTTGAGGCACTGTATCAGATTTTTTAATATCTTGCATAGTACGATCCTCTTCCTGCAATCTCTCTGCTATTTTACGACTCCATGAGAAGCCAGCATCTCCGCCCCAAAGCGCCCATGCTATTCTTCCGTTAGATGGATAACCTTTTTCACCAACACGAAATCCCTCTGCCTTTTTATCGACTTCATGCCGACTAAAAAAACTAAACATACGCTTCACAGTATCTTCTGACAAATTTCTGCCATTAGAAATGTCACGAGCTCTAGCTATGCCAACCTCTGTACCACCACGACCAAATTCACGCCGCCATGCAAGCCCACGACCTGCCTCTTCAACCATGCCATTAGTCGGTTTGTACGGCATCATCAACCTCCGCTGGTACTGGCTGCTTCATGCCAAAAGGCTGATAAGCCATAGATAAGCCAAATTGTTCTGCTGTTTCTTTATCACGCTCAATCTGAGCAAACGTATCTTCTGCATCACGCCCATAAGTCGCAGCAATGTCAGAATGGCTAATAATTCCATTCTGCAATCCTACAACAGCAGCATTCATCTCTTTCAGTGGATCTACCCACTGGAAACCTCTGCCGCGCCAAGTTACGTCTTGGCTGAACTTGAATGCCTTATTTTCACCAGAAATAGGAACAAATCCATGATCCATAACATGCTCAAGCCACACGCGGTAAAATGGATCTAAAAAGTGATCTATGACAAACCTATGTAAAGTTCGATAAAAATCACGCTCTTCTAAAGCTCCCTGGCGGATAGATGAATAGCTTGTGCCTTCAAGGTCATTGGCAAGTGAAGTGTAACTGACGCCTAGACCACCAGCTATACCTCGAAGCACTGCCTTCTCAAAGTCAGCAAATGCAGAAGTTGGATGCGTTGGATCAAATGGCGTAAAGTCAACCCCAGCAGGAAGTTGATGAAACGTGCCAGCCTCAGCATCATAAATTGGAACAGTTTGCTCAGCATCATCAAAGCCATCAGATGTGAAACCGTCTCCTGCAGGGCTTGTAAAGAAGCCCATTTTAGCAGCTCCAGTTCTAGCCGCAACCAACTCAGCTTCCCTATATCCATGCAACATCTTTAATGAGGCAATAGCAGCAACTGACCAAGGAACACCTCTAGTTTGATCCGCGCGCTCAGGGCGATAAATATGCATCATCTCATCAGCAAGCACTCGCGTATATTTACGCTCTGCCGCTGGCGTCATGTAATCATAATCACCTTTATGGTAATTCAAGACATAATACGCAATCGGGCGTTTTGTTTTACTATCAAGCTCAACGCCCATTCGTACCTGATTACCATTAGCAGCAAGTTCGTTCTTTTCTTCATCTACTAAATCAGGCTCAATCAATTGAACTGCAATACCATATCGCAAATAATTGCCCTTAACGATCTTCAGGAACACCTCACCATCACGAGCAACACTTGATATTATGTGATTGCACAAATCCACCATGGAAAGGCAACCATCTATCGTTGGCCCACCATAACGAGAAAAATCACGCCATGCGCCTTCAATTATGTTATTTCCAGCACGATCTAAAGAATTATCAGGGTTTCTAGCCTTTACTTGAAGATTAAAGCCATTTTCCCCAACAACATTCACACGCAGGAGCTGCAAATAACGCCTAAAATACTCATTATTGCGCTCTAAATCACGGCTACGATTTCGCAAGTCACGTAATGCCCAACGTATTTCACTATCAGCGCTTCTGTTTGATGCATGGAAGTCAGCAAATAATCTGCCTTTAGATGCTGCTTGATAATTTCTGCGATGAGGTTTTTTCTTTGACCTGCTAAACAAATCCATTAAGCCCATCAGCTAAACCTCACTTTTATAGTGTTAGGGCTTGGTTTACCCTTCTTCACCGCTTCATCTGATTGCTCACGCTTGTAAATGCCCATATATCTATCTCTAGCTTCTTCGAGCTCAGCAAAAGTCATTTTAGTTAATGATCTTCCAGCTATTGAATAACTTCCAACATCACTATCAGCTTTGCCCTTTAATATAGTTTCTATTTTATCAACCATAGTTTGAGCAAATGAACGTGGATCTACGCCATTAACGTCCATATCAACGTTAATATCCCAGTGACCTGTTTCAAGAACAATGCGCTCGCTATCGCTGTTTCGCACAATCTCAAGCTGCCACTTATGATGACCCGCGCTGAAGTCATCAGACGCAGATCCTAGAATAGTAAATAAAAAGTCGTCACCACTTGATGTGCCTGTTACAGTAAATTCATGAGACCCACCACCAGCATCCCTTGAAACATAAGAAGCTGTGTAAGCTGTATTTGGATAATCATCACTTAGATCACTTCGCTTCCATTGAACGAAATCACCAACAACAAAATTACTTGGCTCACTAGTCGGAGCATTTGCTGCATCAAATAAATTTGCCATCTATCACCTATAACCGTGGACGAACGAATTGCGGCGCGGCAAAGCTGGACGCCTATATTGCTGTGGTTTTTCGGATTGTACCTTGTTTTGCTGCCGCTTTTGAACCGCCTCTATATTTATTCCCATAACCTGCAAAGCAGCCATAGCATAGACCCTACAATCAAGAGCTTCATTGCGCTGTCTAGTTTTCACCCACTCGCGCCTAGCTCTGCCTTTAAAGTAACGTATTACTCTTTTTTCTGCCGTAAGCATACGAAAATACTCTTCGCCACGATCTAGTGGGAAATGGCAATATCCTGGTCCTTGCTCGTTTATCTTAAGTCGCGCAAATAAAAGTTCTTTCGCTGTATCTGTTCCAACAGGAAAAAGATTTATTTTACCTATATTGTTTTTGCTTGGTCTGCCAATAATAGGCTTACCCTCTCCACCCATGCCTTTAATTGCGTATATGCGCTTACCACTTCTATGCTTTACATAGTTGTAAACTTGCTGCGTATAATGACCGCCACTATCTATGCAAGTTGATCTGATAATCATATCGCCATAGTTTGGATGCTCAAATGTTTGAGACAATATGAAGTCTAAGTCCTGCCAGATCTCACTGCCCGAAGGATCACCATAAATTTCTTCATAATATATCGACCAACTTTCTTCTCCTGATCCATATGCAACAATTTCACACGCCAAACGATCATCCTGGACGTCCACACCAGCCACCAAAACCACAGCTTTCTCAGGTAGCATGTGCCCATAATCTTCTTTCCTATCAAAAAGATCATATTCATCAATTGTTTCGCCATCTTCTTCATATGTTTCACCTAGTGTGGTGTTAATCCATGCTTTTAATCGCATTGGATCCTTTTTAGCAGATAAGAAATCCCTTACTACATCAGCCAATGCAGTCCAAGGCGAATAAAGTGCAGATAAGTGAAAACCAGCAGTTTTACCATCTCCCACAGCAGTAGCTTCCCATTTGCCATATCTTATTGCCTGGAACCGCTTTGCATCTCCCCAACAGCTACCACAATGCTCGCAAATATATTCAACAGTATTTGGATCGTTATCCTTCCACCTTACATTTGCCCATTGTAACACTTGACTTTCATCGCAATCAGGACATGGAACAAAGTATTTTCGCTGATCGCTTTCTGCATATGCAGCCTCAATACGTGAAGAACCTTTATCTGTTGGAGTGCTTACCAAAATAAGCTTTCTATTCCAAAATGTGGCAGAACGCTTTTTTGCCAATGCTACAGGGTCCCCTTCAGTTCCTGCAGATATAGGATAACGATCCACCTCATCGCATAGAATAACTCTACAAGGCCTAGATGCTAGTGATGATGGTGAATTTGCACCACATGCTGTAACATGACCACCAGGAAAAACTTTATGAAGGGTTGTGTTGCCACTGTCACGAGAACGAGGATTTTTAATCTTCTCACTTAAAGCTGGCGTGTCCCTGATAGCAGGAGCCAACCTATCCTTTGACCAAGTCTGTGCCATCTCTAATGTCGGCTGCACCACAAGCAGCGGAGCAGGATCTTGCGCAATATGAAAGCCAACAACATTGTTCACAAGCTCAGTCTTACCTATTTGAGCTGCAGTCATTAAAACAACAGTTTCAATAGATTTATCAGAAACAGCATCCATCATGCCCCGCTGATATTCCGCCCTGGATGTTGACCACCTACCAGCTTCAGCAGAGCTTTCGCTAGATAATTGCCGATAAGTATCAGCCCACTCGCTAATAGTTAGCTTTGGTGGAGGCTTCATAGTCTCACGTAAAGCTTTTTCTAATGCGTTACGCAGCTTCTTCTTCTGAGCCCTTAGCTCTGTAGCCGATAAGTTCATCTGTTGCTTCTTTTATTGCTGCTTCTATTATTTCCTGCACTTCAGTTACTGTGGCAGCCGCATGAGCTTCTGCGGCTACTTTACTTGGTACAGCCCAAAGTTTTGTCTTGCACTTTCTAAGCTGCTCAGAAAACTGTTCAACTATTTCGCTGATGTAAACAAGATCACCGCGCTCAATAGCGTTTTCCATCTCCTTTGCATCAGCCTGCTCTTTTGCTAGACGAGCTCGTTCTTTCGCAAGGTCAAGATTGTTTTGCGTTCCTGCCGCATTACGCATATGGATAATATATTCTTTGCGAACTGCTTTTAAATCATACTGACCACGCTCCTGTTTTGTGATGACACCTTCCTTAATTAATTTCTGCACATTAGGAGGTGACATTTCTAAGTGTAATGCAACATCTTGAATACCGCTCATGAAGACT